AGAATGAAAGGAATGGGCGGTGCAATCAATTCATACTCTTACATTAAAGCAATTGCTGAAGAATTACGTGGCCTTGCAGTCGAGTTCGACTTACCGATCTTCTCTGCAACGCAAACGACTCGTTCTGGTTATTCTAACTCGGATGTTGGGCTTGAAGATACAAGTGAGTCTTTTGGATTACCCGCTACCGCGGACTTAATGTTTGCTTTAATATCCACCGAAGAACTTGAAAAGCAGGGGCAGTTCATGGTTAAACAATTAAAGAATAGATACAATGATCCTACACTTCACAAAAGATTTGTGGTTGGTGTTGATCGTAGTAAAATGAGATTGTTTGATGTAGAAGACAATCAACAAACACTTGTTGACGATACACCAGTATTTGATAAAACAGAAACTGGAAAAAGATTTAAGGATTTTAAACTATAATGTTTTATGATATAAAAAAATTAAATGAGTTAGAAAAAGAACTATCTGAAAACTTAATGAAAGCAGATAGTAAAGTATATGAAAAAGAGTTTAAACAATTTTGGATAAATTATAGAAGTGATGTGCCAAAATGTTTAATGGCGATAAGAGAATATAAAAGCTTATTAGAACAATTGGAGCGTCAGAATGATAGCAAAACTAATTAGTTATAGTAAACCATCAGAATTTACAACATATGATGGCAGAAAGCATATGCCGAAGGATTGTCAAGACTTAGTGGCTTTTTGTGCAAGAGTTTCCAATCCATCAAATCAAAATAATACTAAGACATCAGAGAAATTATTAAAATACCTTGCTAAACATAAACATTGGTCACCGTTTGAAATGGTCAGTGCTTGTATTGAAATTAATACTACACGTGATATTGCTAGACAATTATTAAGACACCGTAGTTTTAGTTTTCAAGAGTTTAGTCAGAGATATGCAAATCCAGTAGAGGAGTTAGAATTTGTCACAAGAGAAGCGAGAATGCAAGATGCAAAAAATAGACAAAATAGTGTCGAAGTTGATGATAGGACTTTCCAAATTGACTGGGAACGAGAACAAAAAAGAGTTATATGGATGTGCGAAAAAGTTTATAAGGCTGCAATCAAAAAGGGGATTGCAAAGGAAGTTGCAAGGGCGGTCTTACCGGAAGGATTGACGAAATCAAGACTGTATATGAATGGTACTATAAGAAGTTGGATTCATTTTATAGAATTACGTTCGGCAAATGGTACACAAAAAGAATGTATAGAGGTAGCAAAAGCCTGTGCAGAAGCAATATCTAAAATATTTCCTATGGCGGAGGATTTCTTAAATGAATAAATACACACAAGACATGACAGGAACTGGACAACACGTTGAATTACCAGATCCTGGCCCCGAGCCAGAAAGGTACTATGACTGGATGCTGTGGAAATTAAGACAGAGTCCAGAATGGAAAAACGCGATACACGGAAATAAAGAAACAAAGAAAAATGAATTTCAAACTGGAATATTCGAGGTTATTAAGAATATGTTAAAACATAGTAGTTTGACATTAGCATTGATTTATACATTTGGCCATATCATTATAGCCATGAACGTTGTATATTGGATGACTGGTGCAAGCGTATGGGAAGCCGGTGTTGTCGCTCTTGTCGAGCCTATGGTTAATGGTGTTTGGTTTTATATTCTTCATAAATTGTGGAAGAAATATAGTTAACATATTAATCACTTTTTTTCATTTAAATGCATTTTGTCCTTTACATTTCCAAAAAACTATGGTAGAATATATCTATAATAAAAATTTGGGAGTTTAAATTATGAATATAGATCAAGCAATGTTCCTCAGACAGGAAAAAATCAGAAAATATCCACAAAGCAGACTTGCTAAAATGGATAGGTTTATGAAGTGTCCTATCAATAGAAGACTCGTGCATGGCTTAAATAAGCGTAAGCATTGGAGTGAGTTTGCTGAAAACCTTTTGGCTTTCTTTGAGAAGACTGGTTTTCTTACAACCAAGCAATGTGTATCCGGCAATGAGTTCGTCAGAAGACAAGACGAGCGAGATGCAGCAAGAGCTGCTAAAGAAGCGGAGGCTGTGTGATGAAAATTAAAGGTGCAACCACTATCCTTAAAAAGGAAGCAGAATTTCTTGGACTAACAATAGAAGAATTGAAAATAATGGTAGAGCGTAATCCTTATGCTTTTCCTAATAAAGTAATTGAAGCATTTAGTATATATTATGAGAAAGGAATATAATATGGGTATATTCATTGGTAAACACAATAGATCATCTTCTTGGATTGGTAGGTTTGATCCAAAAAATCCAGAAGATATGAAAGAATATGAAATGGTTAAAGCAGTTGTAAGATCATGCAACTCACCAACTCGTAAATTTAGAGTTGAAAAGAAAGGTAGAAAACCGACCAAAGGATTTAATCCCTTTGGTGATCCTGTTGGTGGCATCAAAAATGCTACTTTATGGGATGTTTACGTATATAGAAAAACATATGATTATTATAACCAAAAAAGGATTGGCTAATGATTATAGTTGATTACAGCGGCATTGCGTTGGCAAGTATCATAATTAACAAAACATTTGATGAACAAATGATTCGTCATATGATACTTAACTCCCTTAGAATGTATCATAAAAGATACAAAGACGAATATGGCGAAATGGTACTTGCCGTCGACGCATCTAATAATTGGAGAAGGAAAGCTTTTCCTCAGTATAAAGCTAATCGTAAAAAAGATAGAGGCACATCTCCATTTGATTGGAATGAAGCATTTCGTATCTTAAATAAAATACGTGAAGAAATTGCTGAAAACTTTCCTTACACCGTCATAAGAGTTGATGGTTGTGAAGCTGATGATGTTATAGGTACATTGGTTACAATGCATCCGGATAGAAATGGTGATTTTAATCCACCACCTATTATGATTGTTTCTTCTGATAGAGACTTCTTACAATTACAAAGATTTCAGAAAGTAAAACAATTTTCACCTCTTCTTAAAAAAGAAATCAGTACAGATAACCCAAGGGTGTATTTACAAAATCATATTATACGTGGTGATAAAGGTGATGGTGTTCCAAATGTATTATCTGAAGATAATGTATTTGTTGAAGGTTTCAGACAAAAGCCTATGTCACAAAAGAAAGTTGATGAAATCATTCAAGACTTGGAAGAAGGTGAATTATTATATGCTGCATCTTGGTATCGTAATTATTGCAGAAACAAAAAATTAATTGATCTTAGTGAAACGCCTTCTGAGCTCAGAAGAGAAATTATAAATAACTTCATGGCTGACAGGCCAGATACACGATGGATGAGACGAAATAAGGTATATCCTTATCTTGTAGCAAACAGGTGTAATCAATTGATTGAAAGTGTACAGGAGTTTATTTAATGTCAAAGTATGTTTTTGAAATTTTAGAAGAAGTGGGTAAACAACGTAATCGTGATGATAAAGTGAAGATCCTACGTGAAAATGAAACATGGGCACTGAAAGATATTATTAGAGGTACCATGGATTCTAAAGTTACTTGGAACTTGCCTGAAGGAGAGCCACCATATACGGCTTCAGCACCACACAATCACCCGTCAAATCTTATAAGAGAAAATGTAAAGTTTAAATACTTTGTAAAAGGTGGTGAAGGTGATAAGATGTCGAAAGTTAAGAGAGAACAAATCTTTATTGGCTTATTGGAAGGTATACATCCCGAAGATGCAAAAGTTGTTTTATCTATGATTAACAAGAAAAACCTAAAAGGTATAACAAGACCTGTAGTAGAGGAGGCTTTTCCAAATTTACTAAAAGACTAACTCTACTATCTAGAAAGGTAGAGAAATGGTACTACGACAACTTGAAAGAGATTTACAAATTCACGCATCAAAACTTAAAAAAAGAGGAAGAATAAATCGAATGGAAAAAATTGTTAAGAAACTAAATTTTATAAAACGAAAAATCAAGTTAAAACAAGTACTAGAGGATAAAATTCAAATCGATTAAAAAAATAATTGTTTACAAACAACTAAAACTATGATACTATATTATTATTTAAAGGTGAAACATGAATATTTTTATACTAGATAAAGACCCAATGAAAGCTGCAATGATGCTTTGTGACAGACATGTCCCAAAAATGATTGTAGAATCTGCTCAAATGTTGAGTACTGTACATCGTTTGCTCGACGGTACGCCTGAAAAGCGTAGGTCAAAATCTGGTAAAACAATGCAAACGTATTATTCATTCGGCGATGAACGCGATGATTTATATTATCTTGCAGTTCATAAATTTCACCCATGCACTACGTGGACAAAAGAAAGTTTACAAAATTACAATTGGCACTATTGTCATTTTCATGCTATGGCCAAAGAATTTGAATACCGTAGAGGTAAAAAACATTCAACTTTTGAAAAACTCGGCGAATTGCTCGCTAAACCTCCTATAAATATAAAGGATGTTGGATTAACAGAGTTTGCACAGGCAATGAATCACTATCCAGATTGTATGGTCAAAGGTGATGCCGTACAAGCATACCGCAACTACTATCATCAAGCAAAATCATTTGCTAAATGGGAATGGGGCAGAGAAGCTCCTCATTGGTGGAAAGGATATCAAGGTGCCTAAATATACGCTTAAGAAATGGATTGAAGCAAAACGAAAATACGTTGAATGGGATATCGAATGCCCGTCTGATGAAGTGCAAGCCATATGTGACGAGTATAACGCTGAAAGAGTATTTAAATTTCCTGGGATTGTTTCGGGTCAAGGCAGCTTATTATCTAAGACGGATAACGGTTGGAAAGATAATTTAAATAGAATAAAGAAAAACTCTGGTAAAGGCAACACAATTAAAGTATAGGAGAAGAAATGAAATTCTTTATAGTAGTTTCATTCGTTATGACTTCTTTAGGTGTTGATAGACCCATGTACGTATTTAGAAAGCCTACATTTGATTCTATGAATGATTGTAAAGCTTATGTCTCTGTCAAGTATATGGACATATATAAAGTGGCGAGTTCATCATACAACTTTAAATTAAAACCTGAAGCTATATGGTGTATAGATAACGATAAGATGAAAGAAATGTTTATACCAGACGATGAACCTAAAAAACAAAATATTTAATCATGAAAAAATTGATATCGGATATGATGATCTGGATGCTAAAACTACCGACAGCGGGAGAACTTATAGTACCCCTGATGGTAAGTCTTATCCTAGTATTACAACTGTTTTAAGTATATTAAACGAACATATTATTAAAGCTTGGCGTGAACGTGTAGGCGAAGAAGAAGCTAATAGAATAAGTGGTGTTGCTGTAAACCGCGGCACACGAGTACACAGCATAGTTGAAAAGTATTTGAACAATGAAGATACAACAGAATTCTTACCAAATATTAGACAAAGCCTCGAAAATCTCAAACCTGTCCTTGATCCAAATATTGGAAAAATATTCGGCCTCGAGGTTCCTTTATTTAGTCATCACTTAGGTGTAGCTGGCAGATGCGATTGTATTGCTGAATACAATGGTGTGCCATCTATCATAGATTTCAAAACATCTCGTTACATTAAAAAGAAAGAAAAAATTACTAATTACTTTGCACAAGGTGCGGCGTATTCCATTATGTGGGAAGAACGCACCGGTATGGTTGTGCCTAATATAGTAATCATCATGGATGTAGACCATGAAAAACCATCAGTCTTCGTTGAACACCGTGACAATTGGACTGATTTATTACATAACACAATAAAAGAATATAGAACAAGAAAGATGTTTGGTCACTAATGAAACTAACTGAAGCAATACAATTAAGATCTGAATTCGAATTTATCACTAAAAGCTTTAATATGCCTGAAGGTTCTAATATAGATACTATAGAATGGTTTTTAAAAAATGGTCATAAGTCAAATTCTCTGAGGAAAGGATTTGATGAAGCACAAACCATAGCGAAGAAAATAAAGGAGTTTAGCGATGGCTGCACAAAAAAAACTAGAGGCGGGAAGCAAGTACGCTTCTTTTGATAAAGACGGTGATGGTGTTGTTACTGATGAAGAATTTGAAAT